AGTAGGACGCTAGGGGTTTTATGTTTTTCCCATGGCGGCCTAAACGGAAAGTGTGAAGCGGGAAGTGGGAAGTGGAAAACGAAAAAGGAAGGAGTTGATGTCATGGCGGGTAAACAGCGAAGAGGGAAGGTTCATACGGATCTTCATGGCGGCTCACCGTTTGACGGATTGAAGCAACCGTTTGAAGAGAAGGATCAGATCCTTTTGACGATGAATGCCGTGGCGGTAAGCGTCATGGCGAGGAAACGCAAAGCGGATGAGCGTTGGGGATTGGATCGTTTGGCGGAATTAGTGAGTGAGGAAACGCGCTTAAGGTTTTGGAAACAGTTGTCGCGTTGTCGGTTGGCGTATCAAGCGCGTGACGTTGAAGGGTATCGTTCGGCTTGTGGCGGGATGATTAGAGCGTATGACGCGTTAGAGAAGGAAGCTGAATCGCTTGGCGCTGATCCGGTGACGGTTGATGTGATGGAGGGTCAGCGGGACGATGGGAGTGTTTTCGGTGTGGCGGCTAACGCTGACTCGGCTTGGGCGTATTCGTTGCAGCGTCCGAGTGTTGACGTGTGGACGTTGGAAGAGTTGGCGGTGATCCTAGCCGCGCCAGTGTTTACGCAAGCGGTGAGACTGAAACGCGAGATACCTGGTTGCGAAGTGATGTCGATCATTGTGCCGGATGATGTGACGCCAGTGTTTGGCGGTAAATCGGAAGGCGAGTACGCGTTGAGCGACAAAGAGATTTTGGCTATGCAAAAAGTTGGCGAGTTAAGTCGAAAGGGAAAAAAGTAAACCTCCGGTTTTTGTGTATTTATGGATACGGGGAATTGTGGGGTGTTCGCTTTTACGCTTGACCAGGTGATTGGTCCAACGAGAACGGTTCGCGTCAAGCGTAGTCGGCCGCGGCCGCTCTTGAAACAGCGAAGCATGGCAAGCGCGGGGTCGGCTCGGGTAGTGGCGAGCGATAACGTCGGCGCAAAAGGCCTTAAAAGGGCCGCTGACGCGTTAAATTGATCGCTTGGCTACTACCCTACACTGAATGGTTGATCGTTGATTGTAGGCGCGTTAAATGGCTCCGGTTAAATGGTTAGGTTAACGGTTAGCAATTGCATAGGCCCATTACGAAAAAACCGCCGATTGGCGGTTTTCGTTGGTGGGCGTGTGGTTTCAGTCTGATGATATGGCGAATCCTATAAGTTGAAAAAAACTGCGCACGCAAATGCGACGCCAAAAACTAAGGCGATAATCCAATCGAATAAAGTTTTCATGGTTTAAATCTCCGCGTAATGCTTGGCCGCTTTGCCATGAGCGACGATCGCAACACTTGCAGCGCTTGGTTTTAAAGCGCCGTCGCAAGCTCCGCATTCAATGCATTGTTTTCTGTTTTTGCCTTCCGGAGAGGCCGGGCAAAAAATCTCGTTTCTAAGCGCTGGCGCCGATCCGATCGGGATAACGCGAAATGTGCGCCAGCCCATTGCGCGCGCCACATCGCGATCCGAAGCACTATCAGCGCTTGCCATGCACAATTCCCTGTGAGCTTGCGCAAATGGTTGGCGCCATTGGTGACTGTAACCGGTCCAATCAATCGCAAGCGCTAACATTTCGGTCCACGTTTCAGCGGGTATCATGGCCGGATCGCCGTAAGCGCCCAATCTAACTTTTCGAGCTTTAAACCATTGCGATGCAAGCGCGATATTGTGCGAAAAATCGGGATACGATCCGCGCTTGAAAGCTTGAAAGACTGCGTTAACGCTTTTGGAATAATCAACGTAACATGTTCGCTTGCGGTTTTCGCTGCCGCGGTGCACACAATCGCCACAAATGCTTTTATCATCGCCAGAATTGACGGCAGTAATTGGATTGATATCTGATCGGATGATATAGGTTTGGATCATATTGCCGGTTTTGATATTGCTGGATTCAAAAACCGCGATCCCGACAATGGGCGCTTGGTCGATTGGTGAGAATCCGCGGTAAAAAATAATCCCGTTTGGTTTGCGCATGATATTGACTCCGTTTTGATTGATTGTGACAAGCGAAACAATATCATGCTAATCATTTGACCAATTGACCGTTCGTCGGACAATTTCAACCATTTGGGGGTTTTGTATGGCAGGAAAACCAGAAGCAAAACGTCAGTTAGCGCTAATCGAAGGTTTGGGGATTGATGAAATCGCCAGGCGCGTTGCTGGCGGTGAAACAATAAGGTCGATTGCCGTTGATATTGGTGTTAACCCAAATCGGATTAGCACTTGGGTTAATTCCAGCGACGAGCGCGCCGCCGCGCTCTCACGCGCGCGCATGCGTGGCGCGCACGCGCTTGTCGAAGAAGGGCACTCAATTGTCATGCAAGCGACAAACGAGAGCGCGACCGTTGCCAAGCTCCAAAGCGATTACCTAAAATGGATGGCAGCAAAGTTTAATGCTGCAGCGTATGGCGAGAATCGCGCGCCAGTCGTGGCGATTAGCATTGACTCGCAAGCATGGCACGCGATCAAGCATGCTGACGCGCTGACAATTGACGCACCGCAACAAGACTGACGCCGTCATGATCGCTTTACCATGCGAGACAATTGTCGTTTAATCGCGCTTTCGGCGACAATCTAGGTCGATGATATTCGATGCGAACCCCCCCTCGACCGATTTGGCGGGGGCGGGTTTGTCGCGGGACCCCACACCCGCCGCCTGTCGTTCCGACGAATGGCGACCAAAAAATTTTAGAATTTTCATCCGTATAGTGTTACGCTTGCACCAAGCAAGCAAACGCATGAGGGATGACATGGCGATTTATGGATATGCAAGGGTTAGCACGCAAGAGCAAGTGGATAACACGTCACTTGCCGAGCAGATAAGGAAGATTCAGGGTTTGGCGTTAATCCGCGGTGAGGATGTGGGCCAGGTGTTTATTGATGAAGGCGTAAGCGGTTCAGTGCAGCTGGCCAAGCGCAAAGCGGGTGGCGAGTTGGTTCAAGCGCTGCAATCGGGTGACGTGGTGGTGATTACGCAATTGGATCGCGCCTTCCGCGACACGGTTGACGCGTTGACGATGGCAGAGACTTGGAAAGCGCAGGGCGTGAAAATGATTGTGCTGGCGCTTGGTACAGATCCAGTGAATAACGGATCGAGCTGGTCAGAATTTTTCTTTACGCTTATGGCGGCAGTAGCGCGCCTTGAGCGCCGCCGCATAGCCGAGCGCATGGCCGACGGCCGTAAGAGCAAAGCGGAAGCTGGTGGATGGATTGGCGGCCATGTACCGTTTGGATATCGCAAGGACGGAGATGGCAAGAGCGCAAAGCTAGTGCGCGACGAAAGCACTTATCCGGTGTTGGAATTCATGGTTGATATGGCGGATGAAAGAAAGAGTTACAGAAAGATTGCCGCCATGGTTAAAGAAGAGTTTGGGATGAATGTGACACATACCCTTGTGCATCGTGCGGTGGTGAGCTATGGCGGACAATAACAACGAGATTTATCGCAAGTACCGTGAACTGGTTTTGCGGTACCGCAAGAACGCGCCATTGTTTGTGCGCGAAGTGATTGGTGTTGAGCCTGACGATTGGCAAGAGGAGTTTTTAGAGGCTATCTCGCGTGGTGAGAGAAAGATCAGCGTGCGATCGGGACACGGTGTGGGTAAGTCTACGGCCGCGTCTTGGGCGATGATTTGGTTTATTTTGACGCGGGGTCCTGCAAAGGTTGTGGTGACGGCGCCAACGTCATCGCAGTTATACGACGCATTGTTTGCCGAGATTAAGCGGTGGATTAAGGAGCTTCCAAACGCTTGGGGCGATCGTCTTGAGATGAAGACAGATCGCATTGAGATGCGTGCCGCGCCACAAGAGTCGTTTATATCGGCCAGGACATCGCGTGCCGAGCAACCCGAAGCCTTGCAAGGTGTGCATAGCGATCATGTGATGTTGGTGGCGGATGAAGCGTCGGGTATTCCAGAGTCCGTGTTTGAAGCCGCCGCGGGTTCGATGTCAGGTCACAGCGCCGTGACGATCTTGCTTGGCAACCCAACGAAATCGAGCGGGTTTTTCTTTGACACGCACAATCGTTTGAAGGATGAATGGTGGACGCGTCGCGTGTCTTGCTATGACTCAAGGCGCGTGTCGAAGGATTACATCGCTGATATGGCGTCGCGCTATGGCGAGGAATCCAACGCATTTCGGATTCGCGTTTTGGGTGAGTTTCCAAAAACGGATGACGATACGTTGATTGGGTTTGATTTGGTGGACAGCGCTTTCCATCGTGATGTATCAACATCGGAAGATGCGCCTATCGTGTGGGGATTGGATGTGGCGCGATTTGGCACTGACGCCACGGCATTGGCGAAAAGGAAGGGGAACGCTGTCAATGAGATTCGCAAGTGGAAGAATTTGGATTTGATGCAGACAACGGGTGCCGTGGTTGCTGAGTACGAGGCCGTTAAATTGGAAGACAGGCCCATTGAAATCTTGGTCGATTCGATTGGGTTGGGTGCCGGTGTTGTTGATCGACTCAGGGAATTGGGTTTGCCAGCGCGCGGCATCAACGTTGCAGAGTCCCCTGCCATGGGTACGATTTACGTTAACTTGCGTGCCGAGCTATGGGGCAAGATGAAAGCATGGCTTGAAAAGCGCGATTGCAAGTTGCCCAAGGACGATTCGTTATTGGCGGAACTTGTTGCACCGCGCTACACGTTTAACTCGAGCGGCAAGATGAAGCTAGAGAGCAAAGACGAGATGCGCAAGCGCGGGATTGGTTCGCCTGATATGGCCGATGCGTTGGCGTTGACCTTTGCCAGCGACGCAGGCATTGCGCTTTACGGCAAGTCCTACACATCGAAATGGAATAAACCATTAAAGAGAAATTTGAAGGCAGTTGTTTGATAACAGGAGAGAAAAGTGATTGACGGTAAATTTATTTCGACATCGGAAAAGGCTTACTACGAAACGATCGAGGCCAATGGTTGGGTATCAGCAAACGATATTGCTGATCAATTCAATGTTCAGACTTATGGCGTCCATCGTTTGCTAAGGCATTTGCTAGAGCGCAAATTGATTAAGCGAAAGCATGTTTACAAGAACAATCGCTGGAGGTCTTACTTTGCTTTGCCTGGCGTAAGCGATTCTCTGCTTAAAGAAAGGCCGCCACTGGAAATGATTGAAACGTTACTTGGCAAGCAAGAAGATGGCTTATTGACGTGCGAAGAAATTGCCAAGGCTTGCAAGTTATCCATGACAACAACGTATCGTTACATGCTTCAAATGATGACCGACGGTGTTGTTGTTGCTGTCGATACTACGCATCGTTTTGGCGGCAAAAAGCGCCGCTATAAACTGGCTAATCAAAAGCAAGTGATTAACTTTAATAACCCATTCAACTTGCGGGTGGCGTGATGTCGATGTCTGCTTACAGGATTAGATCGAAAGCCAAAACTGATCGCGGTGATGCGTGCTTAAGCTACATACAAAAAAGATCAACGCCCGTCACGGTTAAAGAAATGGCTGATAAGTTAAAGATCAACCCGCGGCTTGTTCAAAACGTTTTTGATGTTTTGCTTGACGAGGGGAAAGTGACGCGAACACTCATCAGG